AAATCTAATTGTGGTTCGTGACTGTAAAAACAGTCTATGTTTTCTGTAATGACAACATCTAAGTCCATGTACAATGTAACGCCTGGTAAATATGTGTCTGGATGAAATAGTTGTAGTTTATTCCACCAACCTTGTAGGTCAGTTTCTTTAAACTGTCTAATGTCAATATCTCCCTCTACCATCTTATGCATTTTAACATGGTCGGTAAATACTACAAAGTTTATAGGAAGTGTGGTGTTTCTTTTCACCATATTGTAGAGTTTTTGTACATACTCTACGGCATACTTATCGCCATAACAAATACAAACAAAATTATAATTCATATCAATAACCAATTGTACATTGCCCTCATACTTAAAATTAAATACATTAACTCCATCAGCGCTCTTGGCCAATCTCTGTCTTTGTAACCAAAATACACCCACATAACACAAGCGACTACACTAAGTAACCAACCTACCCATTGAGTAGAGATGTTAGCACTTGATAAGATATAAACAGAAGCTACTGCTAAACCAAATCCTACCCAACGCTCTGGTACTGTTCCTTTAAAATATCGAAAGCCAAGCCATCTTCTATTTCTTGTATTGTAAACTGGTGGTTTGCTGTCATGTTTAGCCATTCTTGCACCGTCTTCCTACCTGGTTTAAAAGGTTTTTCTATTTTATCTATTCTACGACTTGTTACCAAAGCTGCCACATTTCTTTGATGTGTAAACCCTGGTGTCATATTTAGTACACCATCTACTGCTGATAATGACATGTTTGTCACAACACACCATGCGTTTTTTAAATCATCTTTAATGTCTGTACCCCAAAATTCATTACTAGGTCTTGGCTTGTTTCTCATTTTAATTGGTCTGTCTGTATGTTTTCTAATCTCTTCACCAACTTGTTTAATCCACTCTTCTTGTGTAACATTATTAATGTGATAACATACAGTAGGAGATGAGGGACATAATAAAACATAATCACCACTATCACGCCAACCTTTAAAATGACAATCAATACCTTTTTTATCTAACTCATTCCATCTATCAGGCGAAGTAACATGAAACTTTAAAGTATGAATATTACCCTTACATATTCTAAAGTATGTGTTATCATAGTTATTGATTATTGGTTCTGGATATCTGGTAATTTGTTCAGTAAGATAACCTACATCTACATACCACCATTCATCACCTCTTTCTTCACATTCTTTTATTTGTCTAATATTTTGGCCTGCTAAACCCCAAAAGAAATGAACATCTTTACCCTCATCTTTCCAACCTTTTTCTATGGCTGGCATTAATTGGTGTGATAAACATTTGTCCCACGGTAATTTATGTGTAATAATCATCTACTTGCTACTAAATTTTTGTTAACTTCAATTACACTTTTTAATAATTCACTATCTAAAAAGTTTGCAAATGCCTCCATGTCTTTAGGAAAACAATTGCCATCATAACCTAATTCTTTTACTTTCATGTGACTAGGACCAATATTCTCAAAGTCAGACAATGTATTGATAATCATATGGTAATTATATGTCTTATCTAACTTACTATACAATTCATGGAAGAAAGTAACCTTTGTTGCTAGCCAACAGTTATATACATATTTGATTACACTCGCACTCTTTTTGTCCATAACAATATTTGTCTTGTGATGACATTTAAATCTCTCAATCCACCAATCTGCTTCACTTCTCAAACCACCCCATAATACATGTTCATTCTTTTCAAAATCTCTCTTGGCATGTGCTTCTCTTAAAAATTCAGGAGAATAAACTACATTCTCCTCATACACACCTAACATATTAGGTAAAATGGTAGATTTGATTAATGTTCTTACATCTCTCAATGCAATTACTGTCTTATCTATTAAGGTTATATCTTGTTCACCATTTATGGTTGGTGTAGGTAAACATATAACAGCACCCTCAATCTTATCTACAAAATCCTCTATTTTATTATCGTTGTATTTCGGGTCAATTCGTACAACATCATTGCCAGCATTTTCTAATGCGTTAGCAATTGTGCTTCCTACAAACCCACAACCTATTACTGCTAATCTCATTTTAAGTCTATCCTTATCGTGTCGTAGTAAATATCAAACCATTCGTCTGCATAATCACTTCTAGCATAGTCTTCAAAGTATGGTCCGCCTAGTGTCCAATGTACATTCTTTGCGTTAGGGTTATAGTCGTACTCACCAACTAACCAATTCCATTCTAAGTCTAATGTACCAATAGCGTCATCATTTGGCAACCATTTAAATTGGTGTAGTTCTAAACCTGAAGCTTCATTAACATATTCAGGTGTTAATCTATTACAAAGACTATTATTCATAATCATCATACTAGACCAATTTTTCTTTTCAAACTTTTCGTTTTTGGCACCTCTAAATTTATCTTGTTTAGGTTCGTAATCATGTTTACAGCACATAACAGAATATATAAAATTTCTTTTATTCCATAACTCTGCAATATCTCCTCTAAACATCATATCACAATCCATAAAGATAGAGAAGCCTTGGTACTTTCTCAAACTAGGTACCATAAATCTACTAAATGCAAAATCTGTAGATTGGTTTTCTTGTTTCTCTCTTGTAAATTCTGGTATATTATTCAAACACAATGGTGTGATTGAAACTGGTTGACTAGAGTTTCTTCTAATACTCTCTGCCAATATATGGTAGGCAATCTTTTCGCCCTCATCATAACCTATAAAAACATCTATCATACTCTTGCCTCTGGACTTCTACCTTTTAGTTTTCTATTGCCTTTGGTGTGGTCATAAACAGGACCTAATATTGACCTTGCTTGAACATGACCTGGTTTACCATCACCAATGTTGTGATTTCTCGTACCTCGTCTTTCAAATTCTTTTCTTACATAATCCCATACAAAACTATCATGTTGTTCTTTAAGGTCATATATGCCATCTGTATCATACAATGATTTCATTCTGTGTGCATACGATTGAATAACTGGATGTTTTAAATTAAAGTATAAGAAACCACATTCACTATAATGGTCACCTCTGCCTAGGTATGTCATCATACAATCATCTCTATGTATATGTTTCTTAATCCAATCTTCATCAATTGGTTTATGAAATACACTATCAGCGTCAATACAAATTATACCATCAACATCTTCGTTTATAATGGCATGACAATATGCATATACTTTGTAACTAAAACGAACACCATCTGTAAGAAACTCTTTACCTTTTACTCTATAGTCTGAGTATGGTTGTCTATCTTTGTTTCGTTCTACAAACTCTTTTAATTCTGGTAAGACTTTCATCATACATTCATCTTCATTGTAGATTTTCAAAGGAAATGGCCAGTTATAGGTCTCTTTAAACCTATAAGCATATTCTTTATATAGTTTATTATTGTAAGTTGTAATAGTTTTAATGTTCATCTTTACTCGCAAAATATGTTCTAGTTGGTAACTTCTTATCGACAAAAATTGCCTCTGAATTAATTAGATTTTCTAACCTGTAGTTTCTATCTATCAACCATTTCATAATCTCTCTAAAGTTTGTACCATATCTTTCGTAATGTTTATCTTTTGTTTCTAGTATAATAATAGGTTTACATTCCTTGATTGTGTGTTCACCACCTTTTAATACTTCTAATTCATAACCCTCTACATCTATTTTAATAAAATCAATTCGTCCATAACCAAAGTCATCAAGTGTTTTTATTTGTGCCTCTTCGTTACCATTATTATCTACATAAGGATTTCCGGAATTGTCGTCATTTGTGTTTAGTTTTACAATACCTCTTTTAGAGCCTAAAGCACAATCATGTAGTCTGTAATTGGTGATATTTCTATCAGCCATATTTTTAATTAAACACTCACTACTTTCTTTTATAGGTTCAAAACAGATTAGTTCTTTAAAGTGATTGGCCATATCTACTGACCATAATCCTATATGAGCCCCAATGTCTAATGCAACTTTATTTCTACTAGCATATTTTAATGAAAATGATAATGCATAATCTCTTTGTTGTGTTTGATAATCATAACCTCTATTAACAGGAGATTGTTCTTCTAACTTCTCTGCTATATGTTTATCACTATCAGGTAACCACCAATCAAAGACTTTTTTCATTAATTTGCTCTTATAATAACTGCTTCAGATAAACACTTGTTTCTTGGTCTATTTAAAAACACCTCGTATTTGTAATTAAGGTCTTTTAACATTTGTTCATATTGTTTTAAACTAGTTTCATTGTCAATTAGTTTTACTTCAAACTCTATTAGAAATGCCTTGAATGGTACATCATAAGTTAAAATCTCTGTACAGAAATCATACCATACACCCTCAATATCAGCTTTGATAATATCTGGTTGTGGCATGTCTTCTTCCATCATCTGTTTTAAGTTCTTACACTCTACTTCAATGTATGCTGGATTTTCACCGAATTGTGGTAATGGTAGTAGCGAATAACATTTTGATAAATCATTCCTGTCATAATAAAATTTCATTGTACCAGGTGTTTTATTATATGCGACTTGATGAAATGTCATCTTATCTTTACCAGCAAAATTTGTTTCAAATAGTTTTACACTATCTGGTGTAGGGTCATAACAATGTATATTCATGTTAGGATTGTCTTGCAACATAGATTGTTCCCAACCTACATCTCTATGTACGCCTAATGATAATACATTTGTACTTTCTTTTACTATTGATTCTGGTAACCAATAATTCTTATATTGTTTAAAGTCTTGGGGATTCATGTAGATACCCTCTA